CGAAAACGCCCAGGTGAGGCTCCGTGAGGCGTTGCTCGTTGCCAATGAGGAGCAGGCAAAACGGGAAGCGACTATCGGGAGATTGCTCAATGAAAATGAAGCGTTACGCCGCTGGTATACCGCTCAGCTGCCTGATGCTGTCCGCAGGCTGCACACCCGCACCGCCTGCGCCTCCGCAGCACATTGTTTACAACGCCTGCCCGAAGGTGAGCCGCTGCCCGATGCCGGGAAGCGAACCCGCCACTAACGGCGATCTCAGCGCAGATATTCGCAGGCTTGAGTACGCCCTTATCGCCTGCGCGCTGCAGGTGGAAACCATTAAAGACTGTCAGGATAAACTCGATGCACAAACTCAAGAGCCTGCGTCAGGCATTAATTGACGCGATCCCCCAGCTGAATGCTCACCCGGAGCGCCTGCAGATGTCGGTCGGCAGCGGCAATATTGACGCCCGCCTGGCCTCCTCGCTCTCCTTTGAAAAGCGCTATGCGCTGAACGCGAAGGTCAGCGGTTTCACCGGCGACAGCGAGGGGTTTTTCGTCCCGGTGCTGGCCTGGCTTCGGGAAAACCAGCCGGACATGTTTACCCTCGATGAAGGACACAAAAACGGATACACCTTCGCGATCGTCCTGAACGATGACGATACGATGGACATCAGCATCAGCGTGCAGGTGACCGAGCGCATTCTCGTGTCCCAGGAGCAGGGCGCTCTGCACGCGACGTACTCCCCCGAACCGCCGCTGCCGGAGCCCGTCACGCGTCCGAAAGAGTTGTACATTAACGGCGAGCTCGTCAGCAAGTGGGAGGACTAACTCCCCCGCGCTGAAAGCCGCCTGCGGCCTGCTGTCTGGACAGCTTGTTGTTTCATCCCGCAGAAAACCCCGTCTCGTTGCTGCCGTTCTTCCTGAACGGCATTCTCTTCTCATGAATACATTAACTTCCATGAACGGCATCGCTCGCGCGATCCGCAATCTGATTCGTATCGGTGTTGTGACCGATGTTGACCTCAACAGAGGGCTTTGTCGCGTCCAGACCGGCGGGATGAAAACCACCTGGCTGAACTGGCTAACCTGCCGCGCGGGACGTTCGCGCGTGTGGTGGGCCCCTTCCGAGGGCGAGCAGGTGCTGCTGCTGGCCATCGGCGGGGAGCTTGATACCGCCTTCGTGCTGCCCGGCATTTTCTCGGACGACCATCCGGCGCCGTCCGGGTCGCCTGACGCGCTCCACGTCTCGTTTCCGGACGGCGCGGTCATTGAGTACGAACCCGGGCGCGGGGCGCTGACGGTTTCAGGCATTAAAACGGCCGACGTTACCGCCTCTGAATCGCTGACCGCCACCGTGCCGGAGGTGCGGGTGACGTCAACGTCACGCATTACGCTGGATACGCCTGAAGTGGTGTGCACTAACAAGTTAATTACCGCCTCTCTTGAAGTGCAGAAGGGCGGTGTGATGGCCGGAAATATCGAGCATTCCGGCGGCAAATTCACCTCCAACGGGGTGCAGGTAGACAACCACGCGCACGGCGGCGTGCAAAGCGGCGGAAGCTGGACTAAGGGGACACAATGACGGTGCGTTACAGGGGAATGAACAGGCAGACCGGGCTTAGCATTTCAGAGGCTGACCACATCCGGCAAAGCGTGCGCGACATTCTGGTCACGCCGATTGGCTCGCGGGTCATGCGCCGGGATTACGGCTCGCTGCTGGCGGCGATGATCGACAGGCCGCAGAGTCCGGCGCTGCGTCTGCAAATCATGGCCGCATGCTATTCCGCCATCCAGAAATGGGAGCCGCGGATAAGCCTGACGGCCATCACTTTCGAGCGTTCGGAGAACGACGGGACGTTGTATGTCGATATCACCGGCACGCGCCCGACCTCCGGACAATCCTTTTCTATCACCATTTCACTGAGTTAAACGCTATGGCTATTGTTGATCTGAGCCAGCTCGCCGCGCCTGATGTCGTGGATGAGGTGGATTATGAAACGCTGTTGGCAGAACGAAAGGCCACCTTTGTGTCGCTCTATCCGGAAGAGGAGCGAGAGGCGATTGCACGGACGCTGACGCTGGAGTCAGAGCCGATTGTGAAGCTCCTGCAGGAGAACGCCTACCGGGAAGTTATCTGGCGCCAGCGCGTTAACGAGGCCGCGCGTGCGGTCATGCTGGCCTATGCCGCAGGCAGCGATCTGGACCAGATTGGGGCAAACGCTAATCTTGAGCGCCTGGTGATTACTCCTGCCGACGACACCACCTTCCCGCCCACGCCGGCCGTGATGGAGTCCGATACCGATTTTCGTCTGCGCATCCAGCAGGCGCCGGAAGGGCTGAGCGTGGCCGGCTCAACAGGGGCGTATCAGTTCCATGGCCGCAGCGCGGATGGCCGGGTGGCGGATATTTCTGTGATCAGCCCACAGCCGGCGAACGTCACGGTCTCCGTGCTCTCCCGGGAGAATAACGGCGTGGCGTCTGAGGAACTGCTCGCCGTTGTTCGCAATGCGCTGAACGATGAGGACGTCAGGCCCGTTGCCGACCGCGTGACCGTCCAGTCGGCCAGGATTGTCGACTACAGCATTGACGCCTCGCTATTTCTCTTCCCCGGCCCTGAAAGTGAACCCGTGCTTAGCGCGGCAAGGGCCCGGCTACAGGCCTACATCACGGCCCAGCATCGGCTTGGACGTGATATCCGCAAGTCAGCCATTTACGCCGCACT